CCTTTCCAAGGAAACAAATCTGTAACTGCGTTATTGTACTTACCTATGAAATGGAGCGCACCGCTGTTACCCCATGAGTTCAGGCTACCTGTAAAGTCAGAACCAACTGTTTTAGTAAGAGCAACTTCATCACCATTGACAAATACTTTAACCGTGTCAGAACCAGAGGCAGTCCCATCAATTGATAAGAGAATATGATACCAACCTATATCCCTAAAAACTCTATCTGATTCGTACTGTGTTGTTGTGGATGAACCACTTTCAGTGTGTACCTGTATTTTATCTGCACTGGTTATCAAAAGTCTATTAGAAGAAGTAGATATAACACCTCCTAGTGAAGCAAGAATAGCTTGATCTGATCCTAGTGCACACCGTTGAAACCACGTACTAACAATAACCTGTGATGGAGAAGTTCCACTAGAAAAAGTTTTTGACAAAAAATCAGAAGTATCTTCTAGCCAAACAGAACCAGTGACTAGTGAAGGAGAAAACGGATCACCACCTCCACCACCTCCACCAGATTCAGCGGTAGCTTCTGCACCCATTAGAAGAAGATTATTAAAAGTGCTCATGTTTACTTAGCCATTGCGAGTCTAATATCTGTGGCTGAGATACTTTCTATCTCTTCGCCCAGATGCTCCTGTTCAATTTTATATCCTACATCTCTTCCGTATGTAATGTTTACAATGTTAGGAACTTGCATAACTTCGTAGTCTACACCGTAGGTAAAGCCGTGCTCTGTCAAGTCTTCTACAAGATCACCTCTGTCAAACCAACCTTCTCCTGTATCCCTTACCATAATTATAACTTGCCCCGTCTTAGCATGAGCTTTCTTAAAAAGTTCTCTGTGACCGGGATGCCAAGGTTGATAACGTCCTAACATTTGAACAGTTGGTTTTTGCGGGTCCATTCTTTTTCCGTTGTTAATTGTTGTTAGTAAATCATTAATATCTGTAAGCCACTGTGTTATATGATAGTCACATTTACTGGGTTCTTCAAACATTAAATTGGTATCTTCAAAGCGTCCCTCTTTAATTGTATCCATCCAGATAGTAAAGTCTGCACCAAACTCTTCTCTGGCTTTTTCAGTAGGACAAATAAAATCAGCAACAGCAACTTGTCCTGCCATGTTAGCACCGTCAGATAAAAACTTCATACGCATTGCTTGACGCATTCTCCCTTCTGGAGTGAAGTCCCAATCATCATACTGTTCTCTTACTTGATCGGCATTAATCCAGACACCGTTGAGTCCTTTGGCCAAAGCTTCTGCAAGATGACTTTTACCAGATCCCGGTAGACCCATCACAAGAATTTTCTTTTTAAGTTTCATTCTACAACTTTGCTCTTTCAACTGCTATTAAGTCTCTGTTAGCCTGCAGCCAAGCTTTTCCTTCTTCTGAGAGTACAGCCTCTGCTATTCTTGTAGGAGTTTCTAGCTGCTCAAGTCTTTGAATTTCTGCTAGAGCATGGTTTCTAGTTTTAGCTTCTCTCTCTTCTTTAGTCATATCACGTTTTCTTTCAGTGGTAGTGACAGACTCTTTAGTAATAGTTTGAACCCACCCATCAGAGACTTCATTCTCTCCTATAGTAGCTGGCTTCTCTATCAAAGGTACCCAGCCTAGGCTTTTTAAAAAAACACTATCGTTTACCTTATCTAGATTAGAAGTATTACGCCAATTCTTTGGGAGCGTTCCCATGTAAGTTACGCTGCCGTCTTCAACGTGTGCATATAACATTGTAGTTTCTCCTTAATTTGTTCAAACGGTGTAGACCAATCACCGTATTTTTCCTGTCTATAGAGGGTAACGCTATTATAATATGGTGAGGTAGGAATAGGCAATGCCCATAAGTAGTAAGCTAATATAGGAGTGATGATCCAAGTTTCAACCCCCATGGCAGCTGCTAGGTGTGCAGTAGATGTACAACTGGTCACCACCAGTTCACACTCACTAATAGAACGCCTAGTTGCGTTCCAGTCTTCAACATTCGCTTGATCCATCCAACTAGGTTTTAATTCACTACCTTCATCTCTTTGAAGAGAAACACAGTTAGTACCTTTCACCACATCAAACATTAAATTAGCAGGAAACAATCTATGTTGTTCGTGCTCAAACTGAGGATTACCTTGCCAACGAACTCCTACTCTACCTTTGATGAGTTCAGCTGTTCTAGGTATATAAGCATCTCCCTTTAGATCACTGTACTCATAACCCAAGGGAAGGACAGCTGACATAGAAGGACAGTAGTAATCATGGTATACTCCACCTGCTGCTTCGTGTTGCACCGTGATAAACTGTTCTGCAAAGATAGGAGCAAGTTCAGCAGAACAAGAGATAACAACTTTACACCCCCTCTGTTCTATGTCCTTGGCAAATCTAAAGCCATGTACCTGATCACCTAGACCTCCTTCTAACTCTAATAGAACAGTTCCTTTTTCTCCCTTCCACGTAGGCATACCTGATGTTTTTCTATTTCCAAAAACATCCTCTAACCGCCCTTGGTCTAAGAGCTTGTGTCCTTTCTGAAGATTGCCTCTGCGTAGTTCGTACCATCCACGATTAAAAGAGGCGCGGTTATCATCAGGGTCTGCTTGTTGGGCAATCTCCCAACCCTTTTCAAAGTCACCTCGTAGCCCTGCTTCAACCTGCATGTCTAGTAACTCTGGCTCTCGGACTGGTTCAGGATTATCATTCCAGAACTCGCCGCCTTCAAAACGCTTGGCAAGCTTCTCTCCTAGAATAGAGACTACATCTAGGTTGCGGTTTGAAACCACTGGACGTACAGCGTGTAGATCTTCTATGCCCCATGCTTCATCTTGTTCTCTACTAGCTGGTACATTGTTTAAGTCGTGGGTAAATTTAGTAGTCCCGACAAACTCAGATATACGGTCCATCTGATTTTGTGTATCATTTACCAGTGCATCATATTCAATAAGAAGAAACTTCTCTGGGTAAGCTTCGTACCCTGCTTTTAAAATGCGATAAGAACCAAAGAAATGATTTACCAGTGGTCCTTTTAAAAACTCATTTATATCTTCTGGTTTTGATATGTTAACAAAAGATGCCAAACATTCAACAGTGGGACGCACCGTGGCTACTATTTTTACCTCTTGAAATTTAGAAATAGTTTCTATAATTTGAGGTTGCGGCCAGCTACGACTCTTGTCAAATACCATCTTCTCTGTATTGTATCTACTGTCAGAGATACCCTTGAGAATACGTATCAAGTCTTCTTCTGTACCGTTGGTGGCATAAGTAGTTGGATTGTGCTCCCATTCTCTTACAGCTGCTCCCATTGTATCAGAAAGATTACTGGTAGGAGTAGCGTAAGTATCTCCTCTTTGATTTAATAACGAGGTGAGTAAAGTTGATCCTGATCTAGGAAGTGATGCTAAGTAAATCATAATTTTTATTAATATCCCGCCTTTTTTAACATTCCTAGAGTGCCACCTGATCCCGGAGCATAGAATTTATTAGGTGCGCCGTAGTGTGTCTGAGTACCAATTTGAATAGGTGAAGAAACTTTTGCAACTGCTCCTGCATCCTGAAAAAAATTAGATACATTTCTGCCCCATCCCCACAAGGTTCCATCTGTTTTAACACAAAACCCAGCCCCCACTGCGGTAGCAGCATCAGGAATTGCCCAGTCTGTAAGACTACCAATTTGAATAGGTGATGAGTAATTGTTACTATTACCCCAAGGAATGTACTTATCACCACCAGTTCCCCATGCCCACAGTGTTCCATCTGTTTTTGTAGCAAAGGTAGCTGCGTTGTTCGCGGCAACTCTAGACCAAGTTGTTAAAGCACCTATCTGAACGGGAGAACTTCTGTCTGTAGTTGTTCCATCACCAACCTTCCCCTGATTGTTTAAACCCCATCCAAAAAGCGTCCCGTCTGTTTTTATAAGTGAGCCGCCATAGCGCATACACGCAAAGTCAGCTACTCCTGTTGTTACTTGTACTGGAGAAGAAAAACTGTAGGTGGTAGTGGGCGCTATATTAACACCGAGAGATCCAAACCTATTTTGGCCCCATCCCCAGAAACTGCCATCTGCTTTTAAAGCCCAGACGCTGAAATTAGAACCTCTGATTTTGCAGTCTGTACCCCAGTCTGTAAGAGAACCAACCTGAACCACTGATGATTTAGTAACTGTAGTACCGTCACCGAGCATACCGCTGGTAGCGTCACCCCATGCCCAGAGTTGTCCGTTTTGTTTAGTGGCGTGTCCTGTGGAGCGCTGACAACCCTCAGTTATGTTTGCCCAAGATTGATCTCCTACTATTTGAGTAAAGGGAGGAGCATACGTTATAGTATAACCTGTTGTAGCTCCGTTGTTAGCCAAGGGACCAGCTCCATCTTGCCGACCAAAAGAGTACATATTTCCTTCTGAAATAACAAATCCTACATTCCCGCCCATTCCCCAACCTCCTCGGTTGGCGGTCACACCAGTTGTTCCGGGGATGAAACCACCTCCTACCAGAACAGGAGAACTTCTGTTCTCTTTAACACCAGATCCTTCAGGTATTTGTCCAAAAGTTCCACTACCCCATAGAAAAAGTTCGTCTCCCCCACCACCAGCACCAGCTGCCCCCATAAGTCCTTTTTTTACATTAGGCATTTATTAGTTCCTTATTCTTCTTCAAACGCCCAAGCAGAGCCGTACCCAGCATAAGCGGCAACCCAAGATGTAGACGTACCTATTTGAACTGGAGAAGAATAATCAGTAGTATTTCCTGTGCCTACTTGTCCTAAATCATTGTTCCCCCATCCCCACAGGGTACCATCAGTTTTTATTTTTGCCCAGCTTGTTTGAAAGGTAGCATTATTGGGGTGAACACCATTGACGTTACCAAAACCTAGAACAGTAGAACCACTAGAGTCTGTTACATCAAACGATGCCCAATTTGTCAGTGATCCAACTTGAACAGGGCTATTCACCTTGGTACCGGCACCTGTTCCCGGTCCTGTAAAACCCAACTGACCGTTACGGTTGAGCCCCCAAGAAAACATAGTACCGTCTGCTTGTACACAAAGCCACATTGCATACCCACAGGCTATGCTTGTAAAAGTTTGACCTCCTACAACTAGGACAGGACTGGATAGACTAGGCTGTGGACCCGACCCCCCAGTTCCATTGTTACCGTAATAACCATTACCCCAGCAGTACATCTTACCATCAGATCTAATTCCTCCAGCGTTATTTCCACCAGCACCTATATCAGTCCAAGTTGTAAGTGCACCTATTTGAACCGGAGAACTAATATCAGTTGTAGTACCATTGCCTAATCGTCCATACGCACCTAAACCCCATGACCAGATGGTTCCATCAGTTTTAAGAGCGGTGGTCATGTATCTTCCCATCACAACTTTTTTCCAATTGGTCAAGGCACCTACTTGAACCGGAGAAGAATAATCAGTAGTATTACCTAATCCTAGTGCGCCAAGGCCACCGCATCCCCACATCCAAAGAGTTCCATCAGTTTTTATAGCTGCTGATCTAGGGTTGATAGAACCACTAGTTTGCCCTTGCCGTACAGTACTAATCCAAGCCCAAGTAGTTTCAGAACCTATTTGAACTGGAGAAGAAAGATCAGTGGTATTACCATGTCCTAGAGCACCAAAAACACCATCCCCACAAGACCACATAGTTCCGTTAGGTTTTATAAATAAAGAATGTCCTGTGCCGCTTACACAAGCTCGCTGCCAATCTCCTGCGGCACCTAGTTGAACAGGAGAGGATAAATCAGTGGTGTTACCTAATCCTAAACCACCATTAGCATTATCACCCCAGACAAAAAGTTTTCTAGTACTCCCTCCAGCACCAGCTGCTCCCATTAAAGCTTTTTTTAGATTTGGCATCTAGACTCTCCTACTTACTATCTAAACTAGCTGCCATTCCATGGTAAATGGTTCCACCGTCTGTGGTCACAAAAACTAATATATCTAATCCAGCGGTGGTGAGAGTAGGAGCAGTACCACCGGGAAAGTCAACAGATGCTGGCCAGTTTACAGTTTGTGAACCTCCGTTGGTGAGGAAGAGTGTAAAGCCACAGAGTTCATCACTGGCAGTGGGGTTACTAAAAGTAAAAGTAGTAGTGCCTGTGTCAACGGTAGCTGTTACATTGTTACCTAGGCTAATGTCAATATCTTGGGTACCGCCTCCTATTGATCCTATAGCATTTGTAATTTCACCATAGTCTTTCAGGTTTATTCCAGTTACTGTTCCAGCGGATATTGCTGCTGCAGCGAGAGAAGTAAGGTTAGCTCCACTGGCGGCGGGGAGCGTAGCAGGAAACCTAGCATCCGGGACAGTTCCACTGCCTAGATTAGTTGCGTTTAAAGCAGTGAGATTGGCACCGCTGGCGGCTGGGAGGGTAGCAGGGAATCTTGCGTCTGGGACGGTGCCGCTGGCTAAGTTAGAGGCGTTAAGATCTGTAAGACCAGAACCAGAACCACTACCACCAGAAGCTATAAATGTAGAAGTGAGAGCGGTACCGTTTAGCTCAGTTCCCGTTGCTAAGTTTACATTACCTGTACCGTTACCGCTAAGATTAAGATCACTATTAGCGGAGGCGGCTGTGACAGTATCTGCTTTTAATGTACTCATTGTTCAATCCTCTTATATCAGTGTAAGATTACCGTTGACAGTTAAAGTAGTTCCAGAAGCTACCGTTATAGGACCTGTTCCTGAACCGTTCTCTATGGTGGTGATAACGGTATCTGTGTTTAACTCCTGCTCGTTGATACGGAAGATATCTCCCGGTCCTGTGGTGGGATCACCCGTATCCCCGTTGTCACCTTTAAAGAAACCACCTCCTGCTCCTGCATCTGCAAAACTTAATGTATCAGTTCCATTAGTCTGTAAAACTTGACCATTATTACCAGCAGAAGAAGGATAAGTCAAGACCCCAGCAAGTAAACTAGTAGCAGATACACTGGCCCCACCTATGGCAGTGGCAGTTAAATCTGTTAGACTAAGAGAAGGATTGATCCTAGCAGTGACACTGGTGGTGGCAGTGCTAACAGAGGTACCCTCCTCTGTCAGAAGGATTGTACCGTCATTGGCAGTAAAAGCAGTAAACCCACCAAGGGCTAAAGTATTAAGCTGATCTGCCGTGGCAGTGAGAACTGTACCCCGAAGAGCAAACTGGCCCGTGACATTTAACTGTGCCGTACTCATAGAGATAGGGCCAGCTGTTCCTCCACCATCTTGAATAGCCCTGACTGTACCGTCAAGACCATCGTTAGGATTAGCTGCGTTAACTTGCAGCAGATCCTTATAAGTATTAGCTATCAGTTGATTTGTTAGATCAGCCATAATAAGTTATTCCTTTAGTCTCTATTTCTTACGGCTTTTCCTTTTCAAACCGAATACTGCACTTCTTCCTTCTTTCTTACTGCTCTTCTTTTTTCTGGCTCCTTGAGCTTCATCACGCCTAGCTTTAAAGCTTTGGCTTTTCTTTCCTCTACGTGCTGCAAGGCTCTCGTCTTGTCTATCTTTATAACCTTGCTTGGCAGTCTTCTTCTTAGCTGGCTTCTTTTTCTTCTTCTCGTCTTTCTTTGCATTGAAATAAGCTCTGGGCATTGTTCTTAACTCCTATGTAAAGTTCCATTTAGTGGTGGTATCTTCCCATTTAGTTGTAATACCATTCCAAGATTTATTTAGATCAGCATTACTAGGCGGTCTTGCGTCTTTAATAATCTGTTTATCTCTGTAGAATTTTACCTTATTAAGTGGGTCTGTTACAAGGTTATAAATACCATCGCTCTCACTCTTAGCAACGATAAACCCTGTTCCCGGTTCTTTGGTTCTTTGATCAAGCCTATATCTAAATCCAGACCTGTCACTTATAAAAAATCCTTTTTGCATTTAGCACTTCCACCTTTTTCTAGCTTGTCTTAGTCTTGAGTTAGGATTCTTTGCAGCTTTGGGAAACTTCTTCATTTGACCTGCTGATCTGGCGCAGTAACTCTTACGCCTGTTTGCATCCTTGCTACCCTTCTTAACAGATCCAGTAACAGCTGTCTTTAGCTTACTACCGGGGTTGTCTCTCCGGTACTTTGCCACACCCTTCTTGGTCATACCTGCGCCAGATTTGGTAGGTCTCTTCTGCCCACCGCTGATGCTGTGACCTTTCATGCTACCCTTTCTTTTTTTTGCCACTTTTCTTCTTCTTCTTAGGGAAGCCAGCTTTCATATTAGCGTAAGCTTTATCTGTTATTGTGCTTTTCTTTTTAGATCTGCTAATTCCTTTTTTCTTTCTTGCATTTATATTTGCATATAATCCTTTTGGTTTAGCCATTTTATACTACCTGTAGTTGTGGGGTTATGAAGAGGTTCACTCTTTCTTTATCTGACTCTAGCGCAGTACTAAGCAAAGATTCATATTTTTCTTTAAGCATTGTTATACGTTCTGTAGGAACTGCAGGTCTTTTGTAACTAAGGTAGTAGGCAAGACCACAGGTGAGTGCAGGGAGAAAGCGGAAAGGAATGTCTGCATTCTGAAGCGCACTCTTGGTAACATCCTTCAGGCGTTTCATTCTATAGTTTCTAAAGATATAAGTATCCGCTGTATCTGGTGTGGGAAAGAAATGTACTGTGACATTATCTCTACCTTTCAGAGTTGCAAACTGTGTAGGTCTACCGCTGGTAGCTTTGTTTGTGATGCCCTCGTATTCTTCGTAGCCTATGCGTGTCATTTGAAAATCAGTGGAGTTAGAACTTAACCGAATATAACCAGAGAGAACATCTATGGTATCTGCGTCTAGTGTGTAAGTAGACGTACCAGCAACAAGAGTTGTTGTTGCAAGGTCTGTTCCCCAGAGAAGGACTCCTCTGTTCTGCCAGTCAGTGAGAAGAAGATTAAGAGATCTTCGTGCAGTTATCGCATCGTTGGCCAGTTCAGCTTGCCCACCTATCATAGCATAGGCTTCTTCTATTACCTCGTCTATAAAGAAGGTAGTGTCAAAGTCTGATGTTGTTGCAACTGCCATATCAGTTCCTTATCTATTTCTCATCCACGCTGGTTTAGTAGGACCACCTACAGCGTACTTGATAGGCTTGCCTATTTTACCGCCGCCCATTCTACTTTTATATTTTCTTTCGTTCATTTCCTTTTCTTTTTTTCGATTTATATTCCTTGCTTTTTTACCTATCTCGCTTTCTGGAATAATAGGTTCTTTAGGTTTTGGTTTTGACGGTGGTGCTACTTTTTTGTTACTCATTAATAAGTATCCTCTGATTTGTCTCTGTCTCCTTTGAGCAAAGGACTAGAGCGTTTTTGTAACAAGGTATCTAACTTTGAATCCATTCTTTGAATTATAATTTCTAGCCTAGAAGTTTTATCAATTAAATCTATGATAATAGAATCTTGTTTCTTCAGACTAACGATAACATCTTTCAGTAAAAAGTGTAAAAGTTTCCACGCAGCAACGCCAGCCCCAACGCAACCAACAATTGCTAGACCATAATCTGAAATCGCTTGCATAAAATTCATGTCCATGGGGGGAGTACTCACTCTTCTGTAACATTTCTACAATCACAAGTCTCCGTATTACAAGGCTCAGAACAAGAACAATCCTCGCAACCAGTACAGCTGCACTGAGGATTTTGACAATTTTTATCCGACAACGCTAGGTCCCTTTCTTGCTGCGCCAAAACCTTGGCCTGTTGGTTTACCGTTGATCTCTGCTAATCTTTTTGTAGCGGTGGGCGGGTTCTTATCAGGAATAGGATAGAACTGCTCTGATGCTTTTTTCTTTGCTTTCTTTGCCATAGTTAATCGCTCCCTTTAATCAGTGTATTAGGTCCTCCAGCAGGGCTGAAGTTTGTTTGCATATCATCTTGTCTGCTTCTTCTGGCTCTGTTTCTTAACCGCTCTATCTCACCTGCGTATTCCTGCTGCCATGCCTGAGTGGTGTTAAAGCTCTTCATAAACATAGAAGCTTCTACCATGGTGGCAAAGAACAGTGCGTTCTCACAGTGAGTGGTGAAGTAGTTGGTAGGACTTGCAGAAGTAATAGTTGTGATTTGTGCAATGAAACCTATCTGCGAGTCTACCGTGGCAGAAGGTGTAGGAGCTACTCTGATCTCTGTATTTGTTTTAAATCCATAGTATCTGGGAGTAGCTGTCGAAGCTGAAACTGGCCAATAATCTAAAAGGTACTCATAGGGTCTATGCTTTAACTGAGTTCTGGCTCCGCTTACTTCGATAGAAAATGTTTTAATAATCTCTCCACCAGTTGGAACAGATACCTCTGCAGTACCAGCAGATACAGCTACACTACTATAAGCGACAAGACCTTGATCATCTAGGTCATTCATCATCTTATCCTGTGCTCTCTGTATCATATTAGGTAGAGCACCTAGAAACTCTGAGCCATCGTTCTCAGTGGTTTCTACAACTGCGCTGACGAGGGAATTAAAGTCCATCTGGGTTAGCCATAGTAAACGTAAATTTTACCACCGTCACTGATACCAGCAACAGAAACATTACCTTTGCACCTTACCCCGTCATCTCCTATGTAAACATTATCTCCTGTGTTCGCGGCTACAACAGGTTGTTTAATCACAGGGCCATTCTGGTCTCCAATTACAATTTCAGAGGCAACGGTGACGGCAAAAGTGTAAAGCCTGATTCTGGTATCTGCCAAAGTTACACTGGCAACCGTATCTACCATAAGACCGTTACCACCTGCCCCACCTTCTACCTGTGCAATTTTAAGTGTGGTTGTCATTTATTCTTCTCCTAAAAGAAAGGGGAGAACCTTCTCCTGATCCTCCCCCATTATAAATCAAAGCTGTTGGCTTTCCAAGGTTCAGCTTATTACTTCTCTTGCATTGCAGAGATATAGTCAATCACTATTGTATTAGCAGCTGCTTCACCTGTAAGTATCGCAACAATAGGAGCCATATCTTCGTCAGTGACAAGATTAGTACCTGATACCACACTGACAGTACCTACATGAACATCGTCAGTGTACACTTTGATATTACTAAAACCGTCAAAGTGATAGCCTAGTTTTACAAAGGTATCGTCTGTCATGGAAGCAACTGCCGTGACAGAGGCAGAAACAATTGAACCTGACATATTTGTTTCAGAAACCAGACGAATAGCCGTGCTACCGTCATCACACTTAAATGTAATAGAGTCTGAGAGACCAGCAAAAGGAGTCGTATCCTTAATTGCAAGACCACAAAGCCAATCCGTTTGCGTGGCATCACCTACCTTGAGGCGTGTTTCAAAGAAAGTTTCTTTGCTTTCGTCAATGTTAAAAGGTTCTACTTTTGATTGAAGGGCAACCCCGTCATTCTCTGCGTCATCAGTGGTAATTGTGAGAAGACCTCCTGCGCCATCTGTAACAGAAACAATAGAACCATTATCTCCACCACTGTCTACTTTAGTAATATCCCACATATTACAGGAAACAGCTGCTGCATTAACAGAAGGTGAACCTAAATCAGCAGGGGTTACAAAGTCTGCCCAGAACGTGGTGTACTTGTTCGGGACCATTTCTTTTAAGTCACCAAACGTAGACTCTTTGGTTACGTTTGTGACACCGTTTGGAAAATGTGTAGACATAATGAACAGTCCTTTCTAAGACCAGCACCCTAAGTGCCATTCAAATATGTTGAAAAAGAAGTGGAGAGGCATATCTCAGCCCCTCCACTATAAAATACTTAGGCTCCTTGCGAACCGAAGTAACCTCTCCAGTCAGACCAACCGAAGCTGTAGCGTTCTCTGGCTTTGAAACGGAGATTACCCGTGTCAAAGTCAGGCTCCATCTTCGTGGCAAGAGGCGCTCTTACAAACATCTTTGCTCCGTTAGGAACATCGGTTTTGATAAAG